AATGTTATGAGAGCTTCTAATATGACTGAGGATGAGATTAAAGTTGCTGAAGGTATAGCCTTCGATACTGCTTATCCAATGGTAGACTATTTCGGGGATCTTATACAGTTCAATGGCTGTAATCCATCAGGACATCCCCTAACCGTTATTGTAAACAGTTTGGCTAATAGTATCTATATGAGATATTGTTATTATATGCTCAATCCTAAACATGAAATTAAAACATTTCAGGATCTTGTACATCTAATGACATATGGCGATGATAATATCATGGGTGTATCCGAAAATATACCTTGGTTTAATCATACTACAATAGCCAATATTCTTAATACATATGGTGTTAAATATACAATGGCAGAGAAAGAGGCTGAGAGTGTACCTTATATACATATCGATGATGCTTCATTTCTTAAGAGAAAATGGGTTTTCTGTAAAGATATGCAAAGATTTCTATGCCCTCTTGATGAAGATTCAATAATTAAAAGTCTTATGATATGGATACCCTCAAAAACTATTTGTGCTGAGCAACAGAGCATAGCCATTATGAATAGTGCTGTCATGGAATACTTTTTCTATGGGAAAGGTATATTCGAAGAGAAGAGAAATTTCTTTTATCAGATGGTTCAAGATTTATCTCTTAATATATATTATGAAGGGAATGAATTCCCTACATGGGAGCAACTTAAAGACCGATATGTATTGGCCTCTAAGTCTCTCGCAAGTCCTGGGGGATCAGGACTTAACCAAATACTCCCTATTCAATGTAGTTTACTGTCGGATTTGTTTGCAGAAGTTAGTATGCAAAGCCGAAGCGTGGACATTGATGAATCTTTCCCACATGAGCGATCCTCAAAGTCATTATTTAATGATGTGCAGTTGGAACACAAAGAGATAACTTCATTCATGCATGAACAGATTAAAATGCATGTCTTAAATAAATTATCTACTCAAAAAAATACAATAAAAGCAGAGAAAACTGCTCAAAAAACAATCGCAGAGACAACTGAACAAAACAAAACTAGACGTAATCTTAAGCATAAGAATTATGTCTACGTAGATCTTAATGATTTACCAGATTCTTTCACTCATTGTGATAATTGTGATAAAACATATGTAACACAGATAGATTGTCCTCGTTGTAATACCGTTAACACTAATATTTTGCCCAATTTCACTCAACACCATTCTAAAACAACCCGTAATCATTTTAAGTGTGTTTTACAATCAGCTGAAGAGATTACTGGAACAAGTGATTCTAAACCTAACAATGATATTCAAACTCTTGTTCAATCAGTTGATGCTGAACGTGGTATGGTGGTATCATTTGATTCACCTATGAATGAATTATCGTCACATTTATTTCCAACTGATGCTGAACTCACTAATTTCCTTACCAGACCTGTATTAATTAAAAGTTACACATGGACTGAAGGAGGTGGTTTATCTGATTCATTTAACCCTTGGTATGAATATTTGAACCAACCAGTCATCAAAAATAAGATCCAAAACTATTATGCAGGTCGTATGAATTTACATCTTAAAATAATGATTAATGCATCACCATTTTATTATGGCGCTGCATTAGTTGCTTATTGTCCTTTGAGTATTGCGGATACAGCAAAATTAGTTAGTAGCGATTCAACTTACGCTTCCGGTTTATCACAAAGGCCACATGTGTGGGTATATCCCCAAACTTCTCAGGGAGGAGAGATGCATTTACCATTTCTTTATCATCTGGATGCGGTGAATTTGACTGATGCTATTGATGTGAAAGGTATTGGACAGATTGATATTAAATCAGTGACTGTATTGAAGAACGCTAACTCTGTATCAGCTGGTGGATGTACATTACGTATATATGCTTATGCATCAGATGTACAGTTAGGAGGACCAACGTATAGAGCAGCTTTACAAGCTGATGATGAGTATGGAAAGGGTCCGATTTCTGGGGTAGCCTCAGCAGTAGCCAATATATCAAGATCCTTACAAAATGTACCTGTTATTGGTAGATTTGCTAAAGCTACAACTATTGGAGCATCAGCAATTTCATCCATTGCAAGTATGTTTGGATTTACGGATGTACCTGTTATAGAGGATGTGAAACCTTTCAAGAATTTACCGTACCATAGTTTAACCTCAGCCCATATTGGTGAACCAGTAACGAAACTATGTCTAGATCCCAAAAATGAGGTAACAATTGATACTTCAGTGATGGGTGTAGATACTGATGACGAGTTAGCAATTAGTAATTTCGTTAACCGTTATTCATATATTGGTAATGCTACTTGGACGGCTGCCAATAGTGTTGATACATTATTATTTAGTACAAAAGTGCAGCCATGTATATTTGTAGTCAGTAGCGCTGCCCAAGGACCGAATGGTAATACAGGTGTTCTTGGAACTCCCGTAGGGCATGTGGCACAATTATTTGAATATTGGAGAGGTTCTATGACATTTAAGATCACTGCTATAGCATCGAAATTCCATAGAGGAAGATATGTTATAACCTGGGATCCTGTAGCTGATATTAGTGCTAATACATCATATGTGGGCACTTCCTTTACTAAAATTGTGGATATAGCTGAGGAATCAGAGATTGAAATAACTATTCCATATCAACAAATTTATCCATTTTGTACTAATCAAGTATATTTAGATCCGACACCTTTTGCTTTTGGATCGTATATTCATCATGTAAATGGAAAAGATAATGGTATATTGACAGTTAGAGTTTTTACTCAACAAACTTCACCTGTGGCAACTGCAGATATTCAACTTTTAGTAGCTGTTAAGGGTGGAGAGGATTTGGAATTTGCTCTCCCTAGAGAAATTAATCGAAGATTATCACCTTTTGCCTATCAATCTGATGTAACTATGAATTCTCGTAAATCTATGCATATTACTAATGAGAAATGTGAAGCAGATGATACTCGTTATTTGGTAAGCTTTGGAGAATCTGTAAGATCTTTGAGAACTTTATTGAGAAGAGCTACACTATATAGTGCTGATATTATACCATACCCAACTACAGGTTCTACCACTTTATTGAATTATATTGGTGTAAGATCTATCTTTCCAATTGCTCCAGGATTTGATCCTTCAGGAGTTCACTTTGCTAATAAAGCTGTTTCTGGATCTGCTCCATATAATTTTGTGAACTATACACCTTTATCATTTATTGCACAATGTTTTACCGGATGGAGGGGAAGTATTATTCATCATTTCAATATGAATAGTGGTGTTACTGCTGATGGATATTTAGCTGTATCTTATGCTATAGGAGGTAAAACAGCTGCAAATTGGAATGGATCTAATACAGTTAATAGCACTACTGATTCACTCAGTCAAGCAACTGCTAATTCTTTAATAAATTATAATTCTGGTAATGCGGGTACTGAAATGACTAATGGATATGTTATGCCTTCAATGTCAGTATCAATACCTTTTAATACGCCAGCGAAATTTTGTGTTACTAATCCAAAGTACGCTGTTTGGGGAAATGCCATTGATTATTCTGATAAAATGGCAATGCAATTGCAATTTACCACAAGAGATGCTTCTTTAGCACAAATTGTAGATTATTGCCAAATTGGCACTGATTTTACGGTGGGTTTCTTTGTGAACGTACCATTATTATATCGGTGCGACTATTTACCCGTAGGGAGACCTTAATAGGCCTCTAATGACTTACGCTAGTCTGGAAAGCGTACTCCACTGTGAAGAGTTTAAATTCACACATCCTGTGCGGCAGGATGATGTATTTTTGTTATCAAAATACATAATGACAACCGACAGTTTATACTTGTTTCTATCGAAAGGTAGCTAGCATCTTAGTTTTTGTAGTATATTCTGTTGAAGGATATATGAAATTTTCCTAAGTCATGTTAGTCG